AGTTTTTCTTATTAAAATATCATGGTGGTTGGTCTCTTACTGAGGCGTATAGTCTACCTGTGGGCTTAAGACTTTGGTTCTTAAAGAGACTTGAAAAACAGTTTGAAGACGAGAAAAAAGAAATGGAAAAAGCCAAGAAGAGAAGATAATAAGATGCCCTGATGGGCATTTTTTTATTTAAACTATTTATTGAAGAACGGGAGAAATTTATATGGTTATAGACTTTTCAGACAAGATTTTATTAAAAGAGACTTATACTGAGATGTTGGGATCTTGGTCCAAAACTCTTTTAAAATTTATGTATGGCGATGATGTAAAGGTCGTTGCAAACTTAAATGAGGATGACGAAGAACTAGGTCAAGGGCCAAAGTTTATTATTCGTGGTCGCCATAGAGATGTTAAGTCTTATGCTGATGCTATTGTTAGAGAAAAACAATATCTCGACGCTTATTCAGAATATGGAAAAGACCACCTACAAACTGTTAAAGCCAGAGAGAGACTAAATACAGCAGTAAGCAATTTTGAATCCACAACGGGTTTAACTTGGCCGTTTAAAGACGAGGAATAATAAATGGCAGATGATACCAAGAAGGCAAATCAACAAGCAGAGGCGAACAATACAGTAACTGAATCCAATAAAGCTAAAAAAGAATCAATTGAAAAATTAATTGAATCTGTTAATAAGCTGAATGAGGTTGAGTCTGAGTCCCTGCGAACCAAAATTGAATTGGCTTCTCGTACATTTGAAATTAATAAAATAATGGGAGATTCACTTGCAACTTATGAATCTGCCAATAAGTTAGTTGAACTTCACAACAAGTTTATGGATGATGCTATTGCCGCTGGTGAAGATGCCGCTGCTGCCGAACAAAAGTTCGCTGATCAAATGGGTATTTCAAGAGAGGCATTGAAAGCACAAGTCGCAGAAGCAGAAGAACTAAAGAAAAAATACGAAGAGCTTGGCGAAACTGGTATGGCGATGCATAAGAAAATGGTTCCCATTTTCAATGATATGGCAACAAAAATGGGCCTAATATCAAACAAAGGTAACAAAATGTTTGCATCTCTTTTGCACATTGGTAAACTTGCAAAGGGACCGAATGGGCCAAAAGCGATGGCGATGGCTTTTACTGATGTTATTAATCCACTTTCTCTTTCTATTGGTCTATTAACTAAAATCACAGAAGCCACGATAAAATATGCCATGGCTGTGGATAACGCTTCTGCTGCTTTCGCAAGACAAACCGGAGCAGGTCGTGCTTTAACGGCCACGATAGCTGATGTTGGTGCTGCAAACCGTAATTTTGGAATAAATGCCGAAGAAGCTGGAAAAGCAGCTAGTGCTTTGTTTGAGCAATTTCCGGGCTTTTTAAATGTTAATAAAGCTGCACAAGAACAAATGATGAAAACTGTCGCAGGGCTAGATAGATTAGGTGTTTCAATGGAGACCACTACGACTTCCATAATGTTTATGAATAAGAACTTGGGAATGAATGCAAAAGAGTCTGCAAATGCCACAAGAGCCATAGCAATGACAGGAAAAGCTCTTGGGATGTCTGCTTCTAAAATAACCAAGGAATTTAATAATTCTATGAAGTCATTGGCTGTATATGGAAAGAAAGCACCAGAGATATTTAAAGGTGTGGCTGCTGCTGCTCAAGCTGCTGGTGTTGAAATAGAAGATCTGTTGGGTCTAGCTGGCCAGTTTGATACATTCGCTGGTGCGGCTGAAGCAACAGGAAAATTAAATGCCATCATGGGAACTCAGCTTTCTTCCACCAAGATGCTAATGGCAAATGAAGAAGAAAGAATAGAAATATTAATGAGAACAATGCAAGCTCAAGGTAAATCATTTAAAAATATGGATCGCTTTACTCAAAAAGCCATTGCAAGTGCCGCTGGTATTAAAGATATGAGTAAGGCTCAAAAAATATTCGGAATGAATTTAAAAGATTATAGAAACTTTAAAAATGCAGCAGAGGAAAATGCAAAGGCAGAAGAAGAGTTTAACAAAAGAATGAAAGAGGCCATGACAGTTGCCGAAAAGCTTCAAGCAGCATTTATGAACTTTGCGATAACAATGGGTCCATTTGTTGAGAATACATTAGTGCCGTTTATCGAAGGTTTAGCAGACTTTTTAGCTTATGGTGACGGCATTGCAGTTAAAATTGGAGGTATTATTGCAGCAGTGGTGGTATTAAAAGCCGCTCTTAGTCCTCTTGGGTCTATTTTCGGTGCGGTTTTTGGAGGATTATTTTCACTTCTTGGTAAGGTACCGATGTTTTCAGGATTAGCGAGCACTGCTATGGGATTGTTTGGTGGCTCTGCTGCTGGTGCAGGTCAAGCAGCTAAGTTATCACAAAAGGATTTTGCAAGATTGTCTAAAAATGTGGGTGCACTTTCAGCCGCTGCCACAACCGCTGCTCCATCAATGACCGCTATAGCCGCAGCCTTTGGAACTATGAGAACGGCTTCCGTTGGTTTACCCATGGCAATTAAAGCAGTTGCGGTAGGGTTACAAACTCTCGCCCCAGTTGCAACAGCTTCAGTCGGGCCACTTGGTGCTCTTGCCGCTGCATTTTCTGCATTGGTTACTCCCGCGTTTCTTGTCGCTATTC